TCTTTTAATCTTTCAATCTCCGCAATAGTATCTTCATCTAAGAATGGATTGGCTCTATATGTAGATTGTAAGAATGTGCAATCATCTCTAGTATGCACCTTTTCATATATCCAAGAATAAGGATCAGACGGATTGTAGTCTAAGTATATCTTTTCTGTCGTTCTTAGTATTAGTTGTTGCCAATCTTCATAATGAAATTCGTTTGCTTCATTACACCATAGATAGTGTCTTTTACGTCCTCGTATTTTAACAGGTTGGTCGACACTTATAAACTCTATTAAGTTGCCATTGAGGGTATATGATAATTCTGATTTGTTGTGGTTTTCTTCTGAGTATAGTTCTAGTTCTTTTAAGATATTTAAAACGTCACGGTATGCTGTACCTTTAAGAGCAGGGAGTGTCTTTCTGCATATAGTAAACACTTTGCCTGTTTCTTCTAAGCATTTAACAATAAATAATTGACAAAGCGAATAGGTCTTACTAGAACGGGTGCCCCCCTGTAGACACGTAATTCTAGTTGTAGACCCATAAGCCTTGTGAAATACATTTGTTGTCTTAATCTTTGCCTGTGTCAATAACTTCAATTTTAAGTTCTGTTAGTGCTTTGCCACCACTAGTAATATCTAACTTTTCTGCATATCCTCTATCTCTAGCTTTTGACTTCAAGTAAAATATAATACTTGTTTCTTTTCCACTAGATATGTTTTTAATTAATTGTCCTTCTACATAATCAATCTGAGCTTCCTTAATATCTTCAACAGCTTGAGCAAATTCTTCATCTTCTCGCATATACCTATAGTATGTACTTCTACTAATATTACCTGCCTTTTTACAAGCGTGATAAATAAGTCCTTGCGTTTCTTGTAACGCTTTTAATAATTTCTCTTTTTTATTCTGTGCCATTTGTATTATTTAATCTATTATTTTTTAAACTACATATACTTTGTGTTGTATAGTTTTTCTCTTTAGGTTTTTCACCTTTTGTGTATTCGTGCCATCTTTTATAGTATTTCATAATTTAACTGCTTTTTGTCCTGTAAACTGTTCCCATCTTTCTATAATTACATCACAATACTTTGTGTCTAATTCCATACCATAACAAGTCCTGTTAGTTTTTTCACAACCTATTAATGTAGAACCACTACCAAGAAACAAATCTAATACTGTTTTTGGGTCACTATTTTTTATTGCTCTTAATATCAGGTCTATAGGTTTTTGTGTAGGATGTAAATAATTAGTGTCTCTTTTTACCTCCCAAACATCACTATCACTACCATTAAAATTTCCATAATAAAAGCATAATTCATATTGACCTCTATAACCTTTCCCTAAACCAAAATTATTTTTTTTCCATACTATAGTGTCTTTTGGTTGCTTTTCTATATGTTTAAATAAATTAATATAATTACCCCAAATATAAACTTCTTTAACTTTATCGTAAATTGGTAAATTGTAAAACGATTTTATTAATTCATAACTTCCATCATCATTTTTTAAATCCATATTTTTCCTACCACCATAACCACCTAAACCATAAGGAGGGTCTGTAAATACCATATCTGCTTTTTCACCATTCATTAACTTTTCAACATCACTTTCTTTTGTGCTATCTCCGCACATTATTCTGTGATTTCCTAGTTGCCAAACATCACCTAATTTAACCCTGCTTTCTTTTACTTCAGGTATATGGTCATCTTCTGTATTTCCTTCTGTAATTTTATCAATGTTAATATCTAAGTCAATATGCTTAAAACCCCAATCTACTAATTGGTCAATATCAAATTCATTCGCTAGAATATCCATATCAAACTCACCTGTATTCTTGTTTAAACGTATATTTAGTTCTCGTTCTTGTTCTTTGTTAAGGTCTAGTATTATACATCCTATCTCTTTATAGCCTAATTGCTTACATATTTTGTATCGTTGATGTCCACCAACTATTGTATAAGAGTTTTTGTTTACTATAAGGGGGTCAACCATTCCAAACTTTGTAATTGATTCTTTAAGGTCGTTAAATTGCTTTGTACTTATCTGTCTTGGATTGTACGTTGCTGGTTCTAGTTCTTCAATTTTTACCTTTTCTAATTCCATTTAATCTTTTATTTAATTGTATTAATCCATGTATTTGTAAACATACTAGCTCCAAGTGTTTTATTCTGACATACATATTGAAACTACTTTCGTTGCATTTAATATGACAGTCACGACACAAAGCCACCAAGTTCTCTACGTAGTTGTTAGTAATTTTATTGCCTGTTCTACGTTCAAGGTGATGTATGTCAACAGCTCTAGCTCCACAGTCCATCTCACACTCAATGTAAGAGCTTTCATCATAACCAAAAAAGTCAAAATATACCTTAGTATGTTTCTGCATAATCAGAATCTATAAGTCTGTCTTTAACTCCAAAATCTATAAATTTGCTATTACAAAAATAACATTTTCCTTTCTGCACAAGTGTAAGTCTAGTGCAACTACAACAAAATCTAAATACTTGACTCATTTTTACAACTGTTTACATATACCTTAGCTAATTGTGCTAGTGTCTGTTGTACACAACTTCCACAACCACTTACTTTTTTATTAGCGTTAAATACTTTATTATATAACTTGACCATTATAGCTTGATCGTTTCCGCTTATTGTTCCCTGTGTTCTTGACAATACTTCCTCGTATATTGATAACTCATCTTCTGTAAACTGTCTAACCTTAGCGTATGGGAACATCTTATTTAGAGCCTCTTTACGCTCACTACATTTGCAGTCAATTCCTGTAACTTCACTTATTTTGTCTACAACTTTTTTTATGCCTGTAGCCTTTGTTATGCGTTCTATAGAATCACCTAGTCCTTTTGAATTATTATCTTTCATTTATTAAATATGTTTTTACGTTTCTAATTGCTTTGTATAGTGTGTTCTTATTAATCTTAGTTGCTTTTGCCATTTCTGATAAACTGAAATTTTCTTTTCCAAGATAATACAATTTGAATACCTCGGAATCAAACCAATATAAGTCTTTTAGCTTTTCTTCTATCCAATCTAACTTAACTTCTATTTCCTCTTTTTGTTTTTTTGTGCTTTTAGATTTATCCTCACTTATACATTCTATCGTTTGTGTTGTATGATATTCGTAAAACTTTTTATACTTATAATAGTATCGGCTAGTGTTAGAATGAAATTGATTCATCATAACTCTAACAGCATAAAATGTCATCTGATTCTTTTCTATTATTTCTCTTAATCGTATTTGGTCGCATTTATATAATTCTTCAATAACAAAATGTAAAAGTTCTTCATACTCTTTACTACCTGCTATATTTAAAGCTATATCTTTTAATTTAAAATAATTTTCATTAAGGTATTCGTCTAACATATTTTTATAACTGAAGGTACTTTATATTTCTTCATTAAGTTGTATTCCACATAAGATAGTTTGCTTGTATGTATCTCTATAATATTACCAAATCTACTGTGCAATTTCTTATAAATATAATTTAATATACTTTCGTTTTTCTTCAAATCTCTTAAAATAAAATTCATTTCCGCACCACTATCGAATAAAATTGTAAACAAGTAATTGTTAGTATCTGTATGATCCCAATGCAATCTGTCGTATCTTGTATTAAAAAATGTTGGTCTTACTTTCATTTAAAATTTAAGTATTTTTCTATTATTTCTATTGTTTGGTCTAATCCATTACTAGACATCGCCAAGTAACCTCTTTCAGTTAATTTGTTTAACCAAGTTAATTGTTCTACTGTAGGTTTATTATATCCTACCTTTAATTCTATTGCTAATCCGTGATAACTGCCTCTAGGCTCATAAATAAATAAATCGGGAAATCCTTTTTTATAACCAGACTTTTTAGCTTTTATTCTTTGTGACATATGCACCTGATACTGTCCTCCCATTGATCCACAGTATAAAACATTCTGTAAGTCTAAGTATTTGCACACAGCTTTTTGTAATTGATATTCTTTCATCTGTAAAATTTATAAATTATATAAGACAATATTGGTGTTGTCATTAGAATTGTAAATATGTTAATATGTGGCTCACCACATATGCCTAATAAATGTTTTAATACTTCTATCATACTTTGTGCTTTTTACGCCAGACTGTACCTGCTGTTGGTGAATAGACTGTTTCATAACCTAAGTCTTTTAAGTGCTTTACATAATCTTGCTGACCTTTATTGTCAAGTTTCTTATATGTATATTCATCATAGTATTCAGGAAATTTAGACTTTTGGCTTTTACTAAATCCATTAGATGCCCATCTTTTTAATCTTAGGTTTATATCAAATGTCTTTTGCATCTCAGCTCTAAACTTAGAACCACTCTTATTATTTTCTGTCCAATACAAGAAGAAATCATTTTTATCTTCATCACTTATATCTTTAATAGCGTGTATAGCGTTTTTAAACGCTTCTATTCTTTCTTCTATACTTTTACTTTTACTTATACTCTTATTTACTTTACTAGTATTACTATCGTTATACGTTCGTATATTTTTCTCTTTATTCCATCTTTTATTAATGCTTTCTTTAGCTTTTATAGACTTGTTATTTATTTGCTCTATTTGATTATTTAAACGCTTAGAATAAAAACAATCACCTTCTATAACAAACAGATCAAAGTCCTCTATAACTGCTCTTAGTTTTTCTGTTTCACATTGTAAACCAAAAGCTAGTATGTCGTATTGACTTTTACAAATCTTGTTTTCTTCTGTAAATAACATTTCTAGTAATGCCCAGAATATGCCATATCCTTCATAACCAAGTGTAGCTCTTAGTTTTATTATGCGATAGTCATTCCTAGCTGTACTATCGTGATTGAAATAAGTTTTTCTCATAGTTAAATATATAAAAAACCCCCCTTAATTAAAAGGGGGATATTATTAAAATGGTGCATTATCATTTGCAATTGACTCCATAGTTTCCTCTTGTCTTATTCTACAATTCTTAATCATTAGAGTATTGTAAAACTTGCCTTTATATTCTCTACACTTAATGTAAAAGTCAATATCTACATATTGATTTACAGCTAATTTTTGTGAGTGTTCTATTATATCAGCTTTAGTTTTACCAAATAATTCAAATTGCATAGTGTGAGTAAATCCTGAATCAGATTCTTCTATAGTAACTAGCTTTTTGACAAAATCTCCATTATCTGTGTTAATATTTTGATTCTCTATATTAGTTATTTTTCCGTTAATTTTATACATATTTTTTTATTTATTAATTATTATTTCTTTTAAATGATTCGCTTTCATCTTCACCAAAAACACCAAGTTCGTAAAAACCTGCTAATTTAAGGACTGCTCTTGACATTGCTCTCTTTTCTGCCATCTCCATTACATACCAACTATTAGTATTACCATCTTTAAATGTATTACCTTTTAAGGCACTACCAAATGTTTCTAGTTCTTTATTGCCCATTGTTGCCTTAGCTTTTACTACTGCAAAATGTGGCTCACATCTAATAACTTCAAAGAAAACACTTATATTCATATTTGCCTCAATTTTATTAATTCCACCTCTAGTGATAATTTTGTAGTGCTGATGAGAAAATACATCTTCTTCTGTTAAATTATTCTCTACAAATAATCTATTTAAAATATCTTTTTTATTCATCTGTATTAGTATTAGTTAAAAATTCACTTAAATTTAGATTAAGTATTGCACATAATCTTTCGGCTTCACTTATCTTTAGTGTACCAGGATCTTTTAGTTTATTGAGCATTGTTGGATAACTCATTTCCATATACTCGGACAACTCTAATTTAGTTATATCGTTTTCATACATAGCATAACCTATAATCCTTTTTAGTTTCTCATTCATAGTTTTATATTTAAAATCATACAGCAATAATAACAAATTTATTTCACATACAATAAAATTAATTTAATAGTTATTAACATTCGTATTGTTAATAAAATAAAAGAAATGTTTATTTCGTGTTAAATTTATTTTACATATATTTGTACTTATAATTATTAAAATACTTTATAATGAAAGAGAAAATGTTAGACCACTTATACGAATTATTTGTCTTAGCTGACAATATAAAAGATTCTAATGAACGTATTGAACTTATTACCAAGCTAGGTGATGTTGAATATATTGTTAAACAACTAAACAAATAGATATGAAAGCAAAGATATTTTTTACAATAGCTACAAGCTATTTTATAGGAAGGTTTTTAATCACACTAATATTTAATATATGAAAAACTACTTAATACAAGGCAAAGGTTATTGGAATGTGCAAACTAATGATCCATTTATATCAGGAGTTCAAACAACTGACATAGATTCAAGCTATAACCATATCAAATTTAAAGGCACAGAAAAACAATTAGACAGCTTTCTTAGTCAATTAATAGAACAAGGTGAAGCTGCATTTAAAGTAATAGGAATTCACGAAATAGATTAATTATGAAACAAGGAACACAAAAACACACATTATATAATTACCTAAAAGAAGGTAAAACAATATCAACATTTAATGCAATGTATGATTTAGGAATTGCTGACCTGCAAGGAGTAATCAGACAGCTTAAAGATATAGGAGTCAACATACAATCTAAGTACATTACTGTTAATACTAGATATGGCAATACAGCAAATGTAAAGTCGTATTGGATAGAATAAGCACCTGCATTGAACACATTTTACAGGGCAACTGGAGATTAAACCCTGTGTACAGGTGCTATCCTATTTTAAGTTCTTTAGAATAATATTAAAGTGTCTGCGAAGTTTTTTAGTATTAAAGACTTTGTTACTGTCTTTATCATACGTGTACTCTGCATCTAGTTTAATATCTCTAACGTATATGTGTTTATTATCACTCATATTTTATAAATATAACTAATTAATTCGACCATTCCAACGACCACCTTTTTCTAAAACCATTGGCAACAGTTTAGGTTGCCCATTTATTATTATTCCACAACCTAAAATTACTCTAGCACTATTAACTTTATTATATGCAAACGCTAAACTGTGATCGTCTAAAAGACAACCAACTGCCATATTCCAAGAAAGCGATAAAGGAGAAGATGTGTAATTTATTTCAAAAGTCGTGTGATAATGTCCTTGTACAACGCACATTCCCATTTCTTTAGCTAACGCTAAACCATTCTTTTTCATTCCGTGTGTCATAAATAACCATTGACCATTATTCATTTTAAACTTATAATCAGGATACCATTTCCACCCTTTGCCCACTCCTATAACTTCATTGTAATCCCTTAGCATATAATTAGGAATACCGTGCTTTTTCCCACGTCTATATAACATACTTCCGTGATTAGAATGTACAAGCACCATATTTGGGAATATAGACTCTAATTTTTTAAAAACTTTACGTGCTTTGAGAGTTTCATTATGTTGTGTTGGCAATGATGTTTCTGAGTCGTGCATTGAAATTCCGTGAAAATCTGCTTCATCACCAACATTAAAAATGTGATGATTCGGGTTTTTATCTTTTATTTTGTAATGTTCTTTGACTGCACTAAGAAAATTGATACTGTCTTCGTGATGATAGGGAATATGCAAATCTGATATACACAAAATAATTTCATCAGAATTAGTTCTGCGTTCTTTTATTAAGTCGTGTTCCGACTTTGTTAAGCGTAAACGATATTCTTTTAATTGTTTTATTTCTTTTTAAATTTTTCTATACTTCTTCCTGCAAAATATGCAGAATATACAACCATCATTAGTGTTTGATAGACAGGTACATAAATAGGATTCATTTTAAAACTGCCTACGTTACCATCAAAAAAAGATATTATTACAAATATCATAGTTAAAAAAGCTAGAGTTAGTGGTCTAATATTAGAAGGTAACCATCCTGCCTTACTATCAGCTTCCCATCTTCTCGTAACTTGTTCTTGTGCTTTACTTTCAGCATCAGCTAAAAGTTGTTTAAATTTAAGTTTTATTTCCTTCTTTTCTACAGGACTTGTGTGTAACGTATCAACAATGTTATTAACATCATTTAACACATTGCCATTTAATATTTTTCCTATTATACTCACCCTGCGAAATAATTCTTTTTAGCTCTATATTTAGTTCTGTTGTTTTCGTCTTTATAAGCAACAAGAATCTGCCTTCTGTTTCCTGTGACTTTCCAACTTATATGAATCCAATCGGGATTGTCACTATCCTTTTCTGCTGTTGCACCACCAAACTCTAAAATAATTTGGTCAAATTCAATAGCGTGGTTTATAATAGCATTAAAGATTCTCATATTGTCCATACGTCCACGCTTAACAAACTGTAAGTCTACTGCTTCACATTTAGTATGTTGTGATAGTGCAACATAGTTTCCATCTTCATCAAGTTTAAAACTTCCCCCTATTGCTTTGTTAAGACTTTCAGACCTATAGCCACTCGATATTCTTAATGGAGCTGATAAACAGTCACGTATCGGCTGCAAAAGTTCGGTGGCTAATAGTCTGAGTTTGTGTATTCCTTCCTTGTCGGGTACGTTCGAAATACCAAGTCTTGTAGCTGTGTTGCCTTTAGTAAGTTCTGCTAATGTGAAATTTTTGCTTATTCTCATTATTCAAATTTTGCTAACATCAAATCGTCTATTGTGTTTTGTACTTCCTTTTTTGTTGCATCTAACTGAAACATAATATTTGCTTTAAACCTGTCCTTTTCTTCACCGCTTTCAAATATAATAACAGTAGGAATACAGTTCACATTATACTTCTTTTGTATGCTTGGGAATCTTCCTATGTCAACTCTGTATGTTTCACAGTCATTAAGTTTAACAATTTCTGCAAATTCGTTAGACTCATTCCACCCAACCCAAAACTCAACTGCAACAATATCTTTTGCAATCTTATCTTCAAAGTTAGATTCATTTATAAATTCCTGTCCTGTTGCTACTCCTATTATAAAAAATAAGACAGTTATTAAAATATATATTAAGTCTGTAAATGTCATTTTAATTGATCTATTTTATCTCTAAGATATTTAATATCCTCTTTTATTTCTTTAACATCCTCCTGGGTTGAATAAATTGAGGCTCTTATATTTTCGTCCTTCATTTTAAACTCCATTTTAGTAACTTCTGGCTCTGGTGGCAAGGGCAACATTTTAGCTTCATCTATTGAAGCATTAAGAGTAAACCACATACCAACTAGTGTAGTTATTAAAACACCTATTCCACCTAATGTTTTTATACTAACCTCAAATTTTGAATCTTCTGAAAGTTCTTTCATTACTTACAAGATTTATCACATTTTTTACCTGAAAACTTTTCTACTCCACTAATTCCAAAACAACCAAGTACAACCCAAACGAATGAATCATAAACAAATTCATTTATTACTAAGTCTTTTCCAATCCACCCTGTAAGTAAATCAGCTATCATTATTATACACATTATTATAAAAGCAACAAAACCGATTATTGCTTTCTCATTCCAATTGTTATCGTCTTTAAATATATTCATTATAATACTTTTTTAATTTGACCATTTTCTATATATATACTTTCAGGTTTTCTAATGTGCTGACCATTAAGATTGTACATTAAACCTGTATTCTTTGATTTATCTAACACTTCATCAATACCTGTATTACAAGGCAATCCCGTTACACAATCAATATATTCTTGTGTAAATATTTCAATGTATTCTGTTTCTATTATAGTGTCATAAATAATAACATCTACGTATTCAATAACTGTCTCATAAATGTATTCTATTTCAAATATCGTGTCGCAATCAATTATTGGTGGCGCACAATCTAATATAGATGTAGGCTCTGTGTCTTGCTCGTCACTTCCGTCTGCACAATCTTCCCAACCATCATTAAGATAGAACAACTCATCTTGCCCATTAGGAACACAACCATTAGGTGCATATTGAGTCCAATTAGAAGGATCATCACCACAATAAAAACCATTCTGAGCAACACAGTCTAAGCATAGTTGTTGAAAGTCATAACCTTGCCCAAAAGAAAATGATGTTATAAATAGTAATGTAATTAGTCTGTTCATTGTTAAAATATTAAATAGTTAAATCCAAACTTGCACTCATATATTGGCTTTTCCCAATAGTTTAAATATGTGCCTTCTACAAATAAACCTAGATGCTTAGTAACTCTTAATCCTGCTACAATCCCCGCATCAAGGTCTAATCCCGCTCCATCATACTCAAAACTATAATCACTCAATCCATAGTGTAAAGGCATCACATTTACCCAAGTATGTAGCCAAGCGTTGTTGTGATATTTATAATATGCCAATCCAATAGCCATAGAAAGCTCATATACGCTACCTAACGCATCTAATTGCTCTTGGTTATAGTTTGCTATAGCTTGACCAAAATAATGCTTGTAGAACTCATCATTTGATGTTGCTATTAATTCACCGTTATTAAACCAATGCCAATCACCTTGAACATATTGTGTTGAATATCCAAAATCTTCTGCTAAATCGTTAAATGTACTTTCACCACTTACCCAAAAGTCCTGAATAGGAAGGATATGATAAACAGGATGCTGACGCACCATACCGCCCATTGTAAAATCAAAGTTGCCTTTTTGTAATCTATACCTTGTGTCAAACGATATAAATTCCATATTACGTCTTTCATCATTTTTAAGTTGTATTTTAGTTACACATTTATTTCCTAAATATCTTAGCCAAAAATCTTGGTTAGTAAACTTGTCACCACGAGTACGGATAAATGAATAATTAAATAAGTACTCCCAACCAATGCTATTGCCAATAGTAACATTATCACTAACAGCTTTCTCAGTACCATAGTACCAAGTTTTAGCTTTATATTCATAATCAAATCTTGCTATTTTTCGCATACCTATTGTAAGGTTATAATCATACGGATTAACTTTTGTGACATCTTCATAACCTTTAGATACAGCTATATAGTTTTGATTCTCGACCATACTTGTATTCATACTCATAGAAGTGTAAAATGTAGCATACTTGAAAAAGTTACCTTGACTAAATCCTAAAAATGGTAGTAATATTAATAGATATTTTATCATAATACTTTTGTATAAGCATAAGTAACATAAGCGTCCATAGTCCAACCACCATTAAATGCACCATTTGACCAAATAATAAAAGGTGCATTTATAATAGAGCTATTTCTAACTCTACCGCCCGTATCATTACCGCCAAATACATAAGAAGGACTATCTGTAACATTACCCATAAACCTAGAACTTACTGCCCAAACATAACTGTCGTTAGCATCATCAAAACCTATATATAGATTTTTAG